GCGAGGAAGTCGGCAGCTTCTCCGCCGTGAATCAGTTTTTTAAGTCGTCCGGCCTCGGCCCGTTTTCGGCCAGAATGGCGTTGGCGATGCGTCCGACGACGTTGCTGTCGGCCTTGTTCAAGAGCGTCGGCTTGTGCTCGATCGTGAACAGCTTCGCGCCGTGCTCGTCGGTGGCCTTCATAATCAAGATGTCCACCAGAAGCTCCATGTCGTTCTCTTTGCTGCGACGATAGAGCCGGTTTTTTTCGCCGAGCGTTACCGGCGATGCGTGGACGACGAGCTTCCACTCGGGCACGTCAATTTTGCGCGTGCCGAGTGATGCGAAATGTTCTCTGACTAGGTCGATTGCTTCCATGTGTTGTGTGTGTTTTGCTGCTCTAAAATTAAACGGCGGTCAGCGTGCTCAGAGCGCCGTTGCCCTCGAAGGCGATGGAGCCCTCGACGATGCCGTCGAACGATGCGCTGATGTCGAATTTGGTCACGATCGCCAAGCCGCCGTAGTAGGTATCCCCAGCCGTGTCGCCCTCTGGGTAGAGGTTGAGCGTGACCGAGCTGCCGATGGTGATCAGGAGCTGGCCCGCGTTCGTCTCGTCCCAGTAGAGATCGCCCGAGACGCTGAACGTCTTCATTGTCGCGAGCCGCGTGCGGTAGGTGTCGCCGATGACGGAATCCTCGACAGTGTCCGAGGAATGGCTGAGAGCGTAGTTGCGCAGCTCACCGATTGTGGTGGTGGAGATTTTGACGAGCCCGTCGCGTCCTAGTTTGGTTGCCATGTTAGTCGGTGGTTAAATAGATGCAGTTAAAAGTATGCCGAGCCGTGCCGAAGCGCCTGTCCTCGTCAGGCTCAATCACATAATCCACGCTCGTCAAATGAAGGTCTTGGCATTGACCCCCGAGCGTCACGTCGGCGAGGACTGCCGCCTCGACCGCTGCGCTGCCCGTGTCGAAAAGGTCGTCGATCAAATATGTTCCGCTCTCGGCGATGAAGTAATCGACGATGAGCTGAAGCTGCCGGTATTGCGTCCGGTTGCTCGGCCCGAGCGTGCGCACCTCGATCTGCTCGCTGACCGCGTAAACGGCGGCGGCGGGAAACGAGATGCTTGCGATCGTGTTATTGCGCCCGCGAAGGATGTTTGCGGTGGGCACGACGAGCGCGCCGGTGAGAGCGTTCGCCGTCGCGGTGCGGATGTTGGTGCGTGTGCTCATGCGGCTGCTGTTTTGATTTGCATTGCTCCGCCGACGCGGGTGAAGCCGAGATTGACGGCGCGATTGGCGAGGACGGCGGCGACTTTCCTTGCGGTTGTTTTGACGCGTGAATTTATGGCTCCGTCAATCATGCGCTGATAATTTGGAATCTTCACGTTATGCGCCGTGGCTTTGATAAACGGCTGCGGCCCGAAGCTCGATTGCACCGAGCCAAAGCGAATGTTGCCACCGGCTTGCGCCTTGAGCTTGTCGCTGAATTTCTTGTAGCGAGCGCCGGTTACTTTTGCCGACGAGTTCCATCCGCTGACGGTCCAGCCCACGCGATCTTCCATCGTCTTTCGGACGCGTCGAAAATCCAATCCGAAGGCGAGGACGCGCGGTTTTCCGGTGATCCTTCCTCGTGCGTTCTGCTGGCTGCGGTGGTATTTCTTAATCGCGTCTTCGCTTTCGAGCAACGGCCTGCCGTAATAATGCGTCAGGTTCGGATTGCGGAAAAGCGCGCGCAGCTTCTCCACGTCACGATTGCGGACATATCGAGCCATCGACTTGTAAAATCCGCCCTCGGTCGCCTTCGCTTGCAAGTCTTGATGAACCAATGGTTCCGCGAGCTTGGCAAAGTCTCCGCGCACCGCGTTGACGCCTTGTGATTTTTGTTTGGGTGGCGTGAATTTGACGATGGTTTGAATCGCGTATTTCGCTTCCTCCTTGATGACCAAGCCGAGATCAACTCTCGCCGCTTTCGCCAACTCGTGAAGAGCCATTTCAAGCCGCTCAAAACTGGTTTCGATGTCGATCATATCGACTTCGCGACCTCGATTTCGCAGCCCGCGCCCTCGGCATCCAAGGTCACGCGCTCGATGAAGTAGGTGACGCTCGCCCGTGAAAGCGTCTGCGTGACCTGCGGCGTGGCGCTGACGCTCGACGTGAGCAGAAACACCGTGAACTTGCTGTCGGTTCGCCGCTGGTCCTCAAACTCCGAGAACGCATCACGCGAGGACGACCAGATGCCGGTGACGCTCACTCCCTGAAACGTAAACGCGACGCCCGCCTGCTCAAGTATCGCCGAGAAGTCGGAGTTAATTTGCGTCGGGTCGAAGTCGCGAACGGCTGCCATACTTATGCGCCTCCTGTAAAATAAAACCGCGCGTGCATCTCTGGCCGGTTCGCGAGTAGCCACGGCTCCGCGTCCTCGTAACACCGCTGTGCGTCCTGCCCGCAGGTCTGCGAGCCGACGTGGTGAACGTAGGCCCGCGAAATAAAGTGCCTCCGCTTCATGTCCGCGCATTGCACGTCATCCGAGAACCAATTGATCGGCGGGAAATCCACCCACGCGTCGCGGTGAATCCATGCGCAGATCGGCGCGATCACCGGCGTCTCGACGATATGCCGCTCCGACTGATAGCGCAGGAAGTCGATTTTCCCGCGCCCGCTGCGCACGTTCTGCTCGCCGCGCGCATAGTCCGAGCGCGTCGCGACGTAGCCGAGATTTGGCACGACCTTTCGGAGATGCGCAACATCCGCGAGGAGCAACGCCCACGTCGTCGGCGTAAACACGATGTCATCGTTGCAAATCAGAATCTCGTCGTGCCGCTTAAACGCTTCGCGCGCGGCGAAGTTGTAGGCATCGCCAAAGTTCTTCCCGATCTTGTGATGCACATACCGCTCGACGTCGCTCGGAACGTAGGCGTTCAGCGACGCGGTCATGACGTTGAGGCACGCGCCGTTGACCGTGCAAACGATGATTGCTGGCGTGCTCACGGCTTCTTCGCTGCGAGGATTTCCTTGATGTTCTCCGCGTCGATCAGCGTCACGCCGCTTGCGATGACGAGCTTGTCCCAGTCGTGCGGCGGCACCATGCCGTCCTCGATGTGCACCGAGATCATCGCGCGCTCTGTTGCCCGCGGCTGTCCTACGTCGTGGATAAACTGCTTGGCCATCGCCATCGTCTCCTTGTCGTCGGGGCGCACAAGGAAAACGTGCTCGACGGTTTCCGGTTGCGCTGCCGTCCCAAGCCACGCCTCGCGGAAGGATACCGAGCGCGTCGAGTCGCCGAGGGTTTTCTGCGTGAGCCGAATCGCGGGCTTTTCGTGCTTGTGAAAAGCCCACTGCAAGCCGTCCGCTTTTCTCGGCTGGTCCGCGAGCCGGTAGGACCTGGCGGCGAGATCGAGACCGGCCCAGCCATACCACTTCACCTCGTGCGTCCACGGTCGGTCTTTCTCCTTTGGCTCTGGTAGCGACATCATCCGCTCCGCCCAGAAGCTCGCGCGCCTGCCGTCGTTGCGCTCGAAGGCGAGCATGATGATCGAGGCGATAGCCTCGCGGCACCACGGGAAAACCCCGTGCGCACCCATAGCGAATTGCAACGCCTCGCGCCGTGACGCGACGAGTCGCGCAAGGTTCAATTGCACCTCGTAGCGAAACGAGTCGTCGAGGTTCGGGAAGGAAAGCGCGATGCGGCCGAACTGCTCGGCGGCGGTCTTGTTGCCCGCGCAATAGTGCTCTTGGTGGACGTAAAAATACTGGGTCGCCGACTCCGCGATGCTCCGCCCGAGGATTGCCAGATTGCGCTTCCGGTTGCTCTGCTTGATAGCGACCGGCTGATGCCGCCAGACTGGCACCGTCCATTCGTTATGGAGATCGTTCGGCAGCAACAGCAGGTTTTCGTGAACGTCGTGGTGCCAGACCCGCCCCGAGGCGAACGCCGTGCGGCGGATGATTCGCTCACGTTGCAACTTCTTGCCGGTGCCCCGCACGTCGTAGGGGCATCGGAGCATAAGCACGTCCTCAGTCAGCTCCTTGAGCCTTTCGCGCAGCTCCGTCGCATCGGTCAGCACGTCGTCGCAGTCCGCCCATAGAAGCCAATCGCCGGTGCCTTGGGCGAACGCTTGGTTCCGCGCCCTCGCAAACGAATCGACGTGCCGCCACGCCTGCGCAGTGACCCCGTTGCGGTAGTCCGAGAAGACAATCGGGACCGCGTTGCGCTCGCACCAGTCCCGCGCGAGCTGTTCGGTGTCGTCCGGTTCCTGCGAGCCGATGGCGCGCACCAGTGAGAGTTCGTCGATGATGCCGACGAATGAATCGAGCATGGTCTTAATGTGCGCGGTCTCGTTACCGGCAATCACGCAGAGGGAGATCGTCATGTTGTT